CAGGAGTACAAAATTATGGCATCAACATTCACAGACCTTGGTATAGAGCTAATGGCAACCGGCGAAAACGCTGGTACTTGGGGAAACAAAACTAACGCTAACTTAAATCTTATTGAACAATTAACTGGTGGATATAATTCTCAAGCTGTAACTGATTCAGGTACACCAACAGCTTTAACAATAGCAGACGGTGCTTTAACAGGTACTGCTCAACAAAGAGTTATAGAACTAACAGGATCAATATCTGGAGCAAGAATTGTTACTTTTCCATTACTTACAGAAAATTTTTACATTATTAAAAACACTACATCTGGTGCATACACAGTACAATTAAAAGCAGTATCTGGTTCAGGAGCCACAGTTACTTTTTCAGCTACTGACAAAGGATACAAACTTATTTATCTTGATGGTGTTGCAACAAACACTGGAGTTTATGAGGCGACTGTAGGGGCAACGGGAGATGTAACTCTTACAGGAACACAAACTTTAACAAACAAAACTTTAACTAGTCCTAAAATTGGAACAAACATTTTAGATACTAATGGAAACGAATTAATTAATCTTACTGCAACAGGTTCAGCAGTTAACGAACTTACTATAGCTAACGCAAGTACAGGAGTTACTGGACCAGTTATTTCAGCAACAGGTGAAACTAATGTTGGTATTAATATAAATCCTAAAGGAACAGGAGTTCTTAACTCAGGAGGATCAGCGGTTAAAATTGCAGGAACAGAAACTATGTGGGTTCCAGCTTCAGCAATGTATGCAACAGAAACTAATGGTGCAGAATCCAATCAAGTTGAAACAACAGCACTAAGACCAGACATGAAAGTTATGGATTTTGCGGATACTGCCGATGACCATGCACAATTTTCAGTGGCATTTCCTAAATCATGGAACGAAGGAACAATTACTTATCAATGTTTTTGGACACCGAGCACTACAAATACAGGAAACTGTATTTTTGGATTACAAGGTGTATCAGTTGGTGATGGTGATACTATTGACGTTGCTTTTGGAACAGCTGTAAATATTACAGACGCAGGGATTGGAACAGTAGAAGATCAACAAGTTTCAGCTGTGAGTAGCGCAGTTACAATTGCAGGATCTCCTGCAGTAGATCAACAAACTTATTTTCAAATATTTAGAGATGCAAATGTAGGTGGAGATACGTATACCGGAGTAGCAAGACTTTTAGGTATTAAAATATTCTTTACTACTGATGCAGCTAACGACGCATAAGGAATTTAGATATGAGAGATTTAAAAAATAAACTTACATCAAGTAAGAACACAAAAAATATACAATCTAGAAAAGGTAAATCATTCGGTTATCAAGTTTTAGGATTTGGTGCTGGAGGAGAAGCAGCTGTAGGTATAAGTTATTTAATCCTAGCAGGTGGTGCCGGTGGTGGCGGCGGAAGTTATGATCACGCGGTTGGTGGTGGCGGTGGAGCCGGCGGATATAGAAATTCATTTTTAGCAGAAACATCTGGTGGCGGAGGATCTACTGAAACACCCTTTACACCTGTAGAAGGAACTACTTACACAGTAACAGTTGGCGCAGGTGGCGCAGCAGGAGTTGGGCAAAGTGCCCCTGCTGCCGGTAATGGTGTAGCTAGTTCAATTGCAGGTCCAGGATTAACAACACTTTCTTCAGTCGGTGGAGGTGGAGGAGGCGCTTGGGCAGGCCCTGCAAGAACAGGTGGTTCTGGTGGTGGAGGTAGTTCCGGAGCAACGACACCCGCAGCTGGAACTGCAAATCAAGGTTTTGCTGGAGCTACTGTCACTTCTGCTGGACCCAACACAGTGGGAAGTGGTGGCGGCGGAGGTGCTGCAGAAGATGCAGGCACTGACTATCCAGGTAAAGGTGGAGATGGTTTAGCTTCTTCAATAACCGGCTCAGCTGTAACAAGAGGAGGAGGCGGCGGAGGTTCCGGTCAAGGTTCACCTGTTCTTGCTGATTTTCCAAACGGTGGATCTGGTGGCGGAGGATCAGGACGTGCTTACCCGAATGATAATACTGCTTTTTCTGGAACTGGTAACACCGGTGGCGGTGGAGGTGGTGCTTGTGTTATAGCTTGGCCTAACCCTCCTGCGGGACAAACATCTGTAGGTGGTGCGGGTGGTTCTGGAGTTGTAGTACTTCGTTTACCAACTGCTATATACAGTGGTACGACATCAGGCTCTCCAACAGTTTCAACAAATGGTACAGATACAATACTTTTATTTAATGGTTCAGGAAGTTATACACATTAAGGATATTTATGGCACATTTTGCAAAATTAGGAACAGGAAATAAAGTTATAAAAGTTGAAGTAGTATCTAATGATATCGCAACAACAGAACAAGCTGGAGTAGATTTTTTAAATAATCTTTACAATACAAGCGACGTTTGGAAACAAACTTCTTATAATACAATAGGTGGAGTACACCTATTAGGTGGTACTCCTTTTAGAAAAAATTATGCTGGTGTTGATTATTCATATGACCAAATAAAAGATGCTTTTATTTCACCTAAACCTTTTAATAGTTGGGTATTAAACGAAGATACGTGTCATTGGGGACCACCAATTGCTTATCCTACTGATGGTAATAATTATACTTGGAATGAAGAAACTTTAAATTGGGTTTTAGGATTACCTGATTAACAAAGTTGACAATAAAAATTATATTTGATATATATTTTTTATGAAAGATATAAAAAAAAATTTAAATATTAAATCAACTGTTTGGCCTCTCAAAAAAAACTATCATCAATCTTGGGCATATTGGAATTCAGCTTTTACCCCCGAAGAATGTGATAAAATTATAAAAATAGGGAATAAAAATACCTCAACAAAAGCTGGTATTTTTGGAGGAACAGATATTAAAACTAGAGATAGTAGTATCTCATGGATATATCCCAGTGATGATGTAAATTGGATATTTGAAAGAATAACGGGCATTGTTATAAATTTAAATAAAGATTATTTTGAATTTGATCTTTATGGATTTATAGAGGGTCTTCAATTTACTCATTATAAATCACCTAATGGTAAATATACAAAACATACAGATGAATTAGAAACCCTTGTTAGAAAATTATCTTTAACTATTCAGTTGTCTGATTCAGATTCCTATAAAGGAGGTGATCTTCTTTTACATTTAGACAAAACTCCTGTAATTTTACCAAGAGAAAAGGGAAAATTAATAGCTTTTCCAAGTCATACTTTACATGAAGTAAAGTCAGTTACAAAAGGAGAACGATATTCACTTGTTGCATGGATTACAGGGCCGCGATTTAAATGAAAAATAATTTAATAAAAAAAATAGTAATTGTTGGAGGAGGTTCTTCTGGTTGGTTGTCTGCCGCATATCTTTCAAATAATTTTCCTCATTTTAAAATTACAATTATTGATAAAGAAATTAGCACTCCTGTTGGGGTGGGGGAAGCAACTTTGTTGAATTTTAAAACTTTTTTAAAAGCATGTGGATTTAACTTAAATGAATGGTTTAATGAATTAGATTCTACAGAAAAATTAGGAATATTATTTCCAAATTTGGTAAAAAAAAAACAAAATATTTATCATCCATTTGTAACAAACATAACTTCTGCAAAAAATTACAAAAAAACACTAACACAAAAATTACAAAATAATAGTAATGTTGCTTATCATGTAGATTGCGGAAAATTAATTGGTTATATTAAAAATAAATTAAAAGAAAAAATAGTTTTTAAAAAATTAAGTTTAAAAGAAGTTATATATAAAGACAATTTAATAGAAAAATTAATTTTAAAAAACAATGAAGAAATAACCGGTGATTTATATATAGATTGTACAGGTTTTAAATCAATTTTAAAAAAAAATTTTAAAAAAGTTAATTTAAAAGATAGATTAATTTGTGATACCGCAGTTGCGGGTTCGATTAATTATTTAAATGAGAAAATTGAAAAAACATCTTTTGTAAAATGTGACGCTGTAGATGAAGGTTGGGTTTGGTCAATACCTGTTAAAAAAAGAATAGGTTCTGGATTTATTTTTAACAGAGAAATTACAAAAATTGAAGACGCTAAATTATTTTTTATTAATTTTTGGAATAAAAGAATAAAAAAAGAAAATATTAAAACTATTGATTGGACTCCATTTTATCAAGAAGAAATTTGGAATAAAAATGTAGTTTCTATTGGATTGTCAGCTGGATTTTTAGAACCTTTAGAAAGCACAGGATTAGCTTTAACAATGGAAGGAATTTTTCAACTTTCAAAAAGAATATATAAAAATTTTTACAATGAGAATGATATTGAAATTTACAACAGCGTTATGAAATTGTTTTTTGAAAATTCAATTGATTTTGTAAACATGCATTATTTAGTTTCAAAAAGAAAAGGTATTTTTTGGGAAAAAGGTAGAAAATTAAAAAAATCAAATAAATTTTTAATATATAAAAATTGTATAAAAGAAAAAAATTTTAATCATTTTGATGAAATAGAGTTTAATGTAAAAAATAATTTTTCTTTTAATGATAATGATTTTTTTACATTTAATAATTGGTATTGTTGGTTGACTCAAAGTATAAAATAGTGAGTTTTACAAGATTTGCTATCTAAACTACAATAGAATATAATACTACCAAAATAACAAAAAGCATATATAGTGAGTTATATGTTACAAAAACTAGGATTTTTACCAGGATTTAACAAACAAGTTACATCTACAGGAGCCGAGTCGCAATGGACAGGCGGTACGAATGTACGTTTTAGGTACGGTACGCCAGAAAAAATAGGTGGTTGGAATCAATTAGGTGATAGTAAATTAACAGGTGCAGCTAGAGGATTACATCACATGGTTAATAGAGACGGTATCAAATACTCTCTTATCGGAACCAATAGAATTTTATACGCATACTCAGGAGAAGTTTACTACGATATACATCCTTTAGTTAATCCATCTGGTACAGCTATTACAAGTGCATTCAGCACGGTTAACGGATCACCGACTGTTACTATTACATTTTCAACAACAACTTCTTTTCAAGCAGGCGACATTATATTATTTGGTGATGTAAGTACTTTTAGTGCAATTACTAATTCCAATTTTAGTGCAGCAGATTTTGCTGATAAAAAATTTATGGTATCAAGTGTACCTAGTAATAATTCAGTTACTATTACAATGCCTGGTAATGAAAGCGGATCTGGTGCTACTACTTCTGGAGGTATTACTTTTTTTCAATACTATCACGTAGGTCCAGCAGAACAGGTTGGTGTTTTTGGATGGGGTATATCTCAATTTGGTGGAACAGTAACTGCTCCTCAAACAACTACACTTAATGGAGCGTTGTCTGCTAACTCAGCAGGAACAGGTGGAACTGGAACTAGTATTATTTTAACATCTGTATTAAATTTTCCAACAACCGGAACTAATTTTATACAAGTAGGTACCGAAGAAATTTCTTACACAGGAGTAAATACAGCAACAAACACTTTAACAGGAATAACTAGAAATGTTAGGGGGACAGCAAATGCTCTTCACAACACGGGAGCTACCGTTACAAATTATAGTAGTTTTTCTGGTTGGGGTCAATCATCAGCTGACACGGATACTGTAGCTGAACCCGGTATGTGGTCCTTGGACAATTTAGGTAGTACTTTAATTGCTTTAATTTTTAATGGTGAATGTTTTGAATGGAATGCTGATCTAACTAATGCAACATCAACTAGAGCTACAATAATAATTAATGCACCAACAGCCTCGAGAGATATGTTGGTATCAACTCCAGATAGACACTTAGTATTCTTTGGAACTGAAACAACTATTGGAGATAAAACTACACAAGATGATATGTTTATAAGATTTTCTTCTCAAGAAAATATAAATGATTATACACCTACAGCAGTTAACAGTGCCGGTACACAAAGACTGGCCGCTGGATCACGGATCATTGGTGCTAAACTTGGTAGAAATGCAATTTACATTTGGTCGGACACTTCTTTATTTACTATGAGATTTGTTGGAACTCCTTTTACATTTGCCTATGAACAAGTTGGAACTAACTGTGGTTTGATTGGTAAGAACGCAGCCGTTGAAGTTGATGGTGCTGCTTACTGGATGTCTGATAATGGTTTTTTTAGATACACTGGTAAACTAGAATCAATGGATTGCTTAGTTGAAGATTATGTTTATGATGATCTTAATACAACATCTAATCAATTTATTTATTGTGGTATTAATAACTTATTTGGTGAGATTACGTGGTTCTACCCTACAGCTGCTTCTAATGTTAACACTAGATCGGTTACATATAGTTATTTAGATTCAACAGCTAAACGTCCTATTTGGTTTACAAACGACAGTACATTATTTACTAGAACAACTTGGCAAGATTCTGCAGTATTTGGTTTACCGCATGCTACACAGTATGATGCAAATACAGATGTCTCTTTTGATGTTGAAGGTAATACAGATGGAATTACTTATTACTATGAACACGAAACTGGACTTAATCAAATAAGACTTGGTGTTACTACAGCTATTCCAGCTGACATTACTTCTGGTGATTATGACATTACACAAAAAGTTGTAAGAGGTGCGGCTACTAATATGGCTGACCTTAGAGGTGATGGTGAAAACATAATGAGAGTTAGTAGAATTATTCCTGACTTTATTAATCAAAATGGAAACACAATTATACAATTAGATTTAAGAAATTATCC